AATGAAAAGAGAAATGAAAGAAAGACGAAAGAGAGAAAAGACTGGAATAAAAAAATTAAACGACACTTGAAAAAGACCTCTTAGGCCCCCCGATAGAACTCACCGACACAACACGTCGATACAAGCTCAGGGGAACATGGATCTTGATCTTTAGGACCAGTTGTTGCCTTTAGCAACCCATAACGTTGGAGGCGGAAGAAGGCCTCGTACTGCGAGAGAAAAATCAGGACCTATCTTGCGATAGAGGGCATCCTGAAGGTCTCCCGACGGCACATGAAGTACGACATTGTGATAGAGCTGTCCCAGAAAACTGGAACTACGGTACCACCCTGCCAGAACTTGATCAAACGTCAAGGGGTTGCTAGGGGCCCACTCGAAAACGCTTCGCAAAGGAATTGTCATTTCCAGGACAGGTTGCTGACTTAGATCAGTAGCAACAGTCCCGTATCCGAAATTCGCCTTGCTAGGCAATTGGGAGGGGGAGGCGGTGAATGGGTTGTGGGCGAGCTGACGGCCTTGCTCACCCACAGATAACGACACATACTTGAAGCCCGTGGCAGGCAAACAAAGTATTTTAAAGGCTAGAGAGCCTTTGAAGAAAAGAAAAGAAGACGAAAGGAAAGAAATGTAATCATTCGTGACGTACCACGAATTTTGGGTCCCGAGCGTCCTGGCGGCTGCGGAATCATTCATTGGAAACCAGAAGGGCGAGGTGGCCCAGTCGAGGGCTACGATAGGCTCATCGCTTGTATCGTAACTGCCGTATGGCAGAGCGCGACTCCAAATGGTCATGAATGACTCGACATCTGCCAATGGCATCATCGTGTCGATGGGGGGGGTGTCTAGTGCCCTAGTCTCAAAGGTTTGATCAACCTTCGGTATATTGCACTGATGCTCCAAAATTGAAGAGTACCCAACAGGGTTAGGCTGGAGGAACTGAAAGTCCTGGCCCGCCCTGATGAATACCGCAATCGGTATTACGGGAGCGACATCCAAAGCTGTGGAAACTACGGTGAAAGAAGTAGACAACAGAGACGAAGAGGCGTTTCTGATGGCTGGGTCTGTGAGTGTGGTAGAATCCACTACCGAAATATAATCCTGGGGGGTCATAAACGGCATGGGAACAGATACGACGTACACACCGGAACACAATCCTTGCAAGATGGAATTCTGAGAGTACGTCTCAGTAGTATTTTCAGACCAAGGTGGGTACAGGATCTTAAAATAATACTCGACTTCCGCCATAGGGTGTCCCATTATGACGAAGTCAAAAAAAATGGTGCCCCTCCAGTAGGAGGCGCACTGCGAGAAGTACCTAAGATAGGTACAACTCTGTGAAGTGCCAGAAATATCTGGTACCCCTAGTGGGGCGGTGGGATTAGCGTAGTAAACTACGCCCGTGTCACCGGAATTCACGGTATGTAGCCATTGAGACTGCCCTATCATTTCCATAATAGGGTGCCTTGCTCCTGGCTGAGAGAAGGCCTTGAAGATGGGCTGGGTGGGAGGAGGACCGGTTGAGGTAGAGTCTCCTATATACGCCAGCTGGACGGCGGTGGGGTTCTCGTAGCTCGACTTGTCGGATTCATCCTTAAAGGAACTACTCATGACGCGGGTTAACGCGTCTAAAACCTCACCTCCTGTCACAGCTGCCGCAATAAGAGGGGTTTCGAACCCTGACTGGTGTCCAACTCCTTCAAGGAGAGAGAGGAGGGACAACGCTTCAAAAGCGTCGTCAACCGCAAGGTATTCATCAGGTCCGAACACATTGTAGCCGAACTCTTCTTCTTCCTGAGAAATTTCATTCTCCCAGTCGGAAGGGGGGGACCAATCTCCGTCACCACTGTATGAGTACGAAGAATGGTACTCAATGACCTCAGCCGATGAATCATCAAACTGAGATTGATGAAGGACGCTAGGCGCGAGGAATCGCAAGTTTTCGAACTTTACGAACACCTTTATCCTAGCAGGTAAGGTTTGGGAAGAGACAAATCTCGACCCGGAGTCTTGAAACCAAAGGATGGGAGTCCCTGGCCAGAGAGAGAAATTATCGGCACTATCTGCCGTTTGAACATAATTCCTCGTGAGGTAATCACAGTTGTGCTGCCACGGAACTGTAAAAGATACATCTTCCGCTTTCCCATAACACATTAAATGTGAGTGGGGAGATAGGGTAAGGTGCTGGCGCGTCATATGATTGAGATCATGCGACGCGTAGTAGGTGGGGAGATCGGTGTCGCCCCAAGGGTTGAAAGGGTACGCGCCGACGAAGAAACCGCCGGCGAGGCCCTTAGGCGCGCTGCATGTGATACGGAAATTCACACTGTCATATGCAACGCCGTCAAAGAACTTAAACATTTCTTTGAAAGTATCGCTTCCCGCCATAAGAGCGACGAGAGCATATTCGCTAGTAGGTGCACTAGCAGGACCATACTCAAGGTATTCGAACCCAAACGCCTCTTGGAAGAGGTTGTAGGCTCGAAGAGCATAGTCCATGTGGTCGGAGACCACCTTATCTTGACCTATTCTCATATGGTCGGTAACATTGGTAAGGACTTCTATTGGGGGACCAGAGAAGTCGGACAGATCGGATCTGTCAGGGGTAACTGAAGGGACTGACTGTTGAATTTTATCCATTGCTGTTGTAACTTAACTGTGTGATTCGCTCTGTGAGCTAACCTTATTGTTTCCTTACGGACCGCAGATCGCGGACCCTTACCTAAGGCCTAAGGGGGTAGACCATTGTAAAGCTTTACTGCCTCACCAATTTCGCAATAGCGAAGCTAGTGGGGAGAGGCTCCAAGCTTAAAGGGAGATGGTGCTGGAGAATGAAGTCTCGAATGCTGGCGAGTGTCTCTTGGGCTTCTGCCTCAGGGTACTCTGCGAGCTCTCGGACAACATTATCCAAATTTTGTTGCAACTGCTGGTAAATGAAGCTGCTGTTTCCTCTCATCCGCTTTGGAACACGAACGAAGAAAAGTTGTGATATTAGGCTATCAAACGCGAGCGGGGCAAAAACTTGTCCGTTTCGCCGAACGAACCGCCTAGAAAGAAAACTGCAATCCCAAATG